TAATTCTAAATAGATCAGAATATCCGGAATTATGGGATTTTGTTCAAAAATATATGCCTTTAACTACAGAGGTTGAATGGCAAAAGATGTTGACTCAAAATGGGACTTCCGTCGGTTTCTTTTCACAAGGCGATGGTTCTACTACTTTTAGAACACCAATTATGATAGATTTTGGTCGTGGTGGCTCCTCTGCTGGTGCTTTCTTTAAAGACCAAAATAAACTCCATAACCATTCCGGAAGCATCCAATCTAAAAGTTTGACAGGTAGTTTTATTGCAGCTCAACAAGTTGGACAAGATTCAGGTCGAACAACAGGAGTATTTTCCAGAACTGGTAAATGGGCTGGTAGTTGTGCTCATAAAGGTGATGCTCGTGAAGTTGTCAACTTTAATGGTACACACTCCCATGATTTAAACATGAGTGATAGTGGCGGATCAGAAGCCTATCCTAAACATATCATTATGCCTTACTATTTGAGAACATTAAATATTTAAAGTTCTCAAATAAAATGGCATTGTAACGTGTTTCGGATACCCTTCAGATGCTCCCGAAGAAGCGATTGTAATATTATTTAAAGCATTTGCAAGATTAAAATTAATTTGATACATTGAATCACTGCCGCCATTTTTACTGTTTGCCCAAGATCCTAAATAACTTGAAGAAAATACACCAGTAGCGGCAGGATTAAATTTCCACAACCTGAAGCTACCCTGTGCGGGGGTAGTATCAATATTAGCCGTATGGTTATGGAGTTTATTTTGGTCTTTAAAGAAAGGAGTATAAAGTGATTAAATTTAGAATATTCAATCAACGATTAAGTTATTATGGAGATTCTGAAGTAGTTGCAGATAGTAAAGGATATTTAACATTTACACTTGAAACCTCTGAAGATTGGGCTAATTATGTAGGTAAGACTGTACAATTTACAAGGGACGGAAAAACTTACAGTGTAACCAATATTTCAGACGGCGTAGAGTATACTGTACCGTGGGAGGTACTTGTTGGTGCAGGTGTAATGCAAGTAAATGCGTTCGCTGTATCAATGGTAGGGAGCAAAAGAGCAACTACAAATGAAATCGAAATAGAGGTTATAGATAGTGGATTTAATCCGGACGATCTAGAACCAACAGATCCAACTCCTGATATTTTTGAACAGTATGTTCAACAAGTTCAGGAAAATGCAGATAAAGCAGAACAAGCGGCTAAAGATGCAAAAGATTCTGCTGATACTGCGCAGGAATTAAAAAATAAGATTGATACTATTTATCAAAATGTCAAAGATATTAAGAGTGACATAGAAGATTTATTAGAACAAGTACAGAATTACGCTAATAATGCCTATCAATA